TAGTGGCGCTCATAGTGAGCCCTCCTCGTTATGTTGGGATGAGTGATGGAGAAAGCGCCATCCCATCGGGCAGGGCTTCCTTTGGTCGGCATCGCCGGCCGAAGATCGATTGCCTCTTACGAGGCGATAGGCAGGCGAGCCGCGTTGGCCGCCGCCAAATCCTTGAAGCCGGCCGCTCGGGCCAGCCGCTCCGCTTTGTTGCGGTCCGTCTGCATGAGGCGGCCCTGCTCGGTCTTGTTCCAGCGGTCCTTGGCGTAGGGGTTGGCTTCGGTGCCCCGGTTGTGACGCGAGCCCGGCGCGTCATCCAGCTTCGCCGGAGACACGAACACCTTACCTTCCTCGCCAGCCGCCCAATCCGAGACGTACTTGTCGAGCGGCATCGGCCCCATATCGGTTTCGACCGTGGCCGAGAACTGCCCATCTTCTTCGACCAACTTGATCAGGCCGCTTTCCTTGAGTTGGGCGCGGGCCGCCTTCTTGAACTTTTGATCGATGCCGGCGGCATCCAGAGCCGAATTGAGGCCGTCATCCACCAGCGAGCGATTGATCACGCCTTCCAGAACCTTGATCCGATCGTCCTTCTTGCCGAGTTCGGTCGCGTGCTTGCGCTCCAACTGATCACGAACCCGCGCGACTTGCTCATCGGGCTTCGGGCCGTCCTTGCCTTCCGCCGCAGCCACAAGGCGCTCGTATTCTTCGGCGTTGAATTCCTCGGGCAGGCCCTCCAGCCGCGCCTTGGCCGCGTTGAGGTCCGTCGTCAGCGTCTTGTTGGCCTGCTTCTGCCGCTCATGGGCAGTCTTGAGATTGACCACGACCGGGTGAGCATCGACGCCTTCGACGTCCAGCACGAACACCGTCTTGTCGCCGATCTTCTGTTCCTTGTACTCGCCATGGAGAGCTTCCGGCACATCGGCCAGATCGTCCACAATCGCCTTGAGAGCCATCGGCTCGTTCTCCTATGTGATTGCCCGCGTCGCAGGCGTTAAGCGGCCCTTGCGAGCCATGAGGCGTCGGGAGCGCCAAACCACGTCATGGTCTGCCCCGACATTGAGCGCACAAACGGCGCTAATTCTGATTGATGCTTGAGCCATGCCTTGTGATAGGCATTCGCTTCTTTCCACTTGGCGGCGTCGAAGAAATGAGCGCCACCCGCGCTCATCGGAACGCCCGCCAATACGATCCGGTCACAACCGCATTCCAGTGCGATCTTGACGGCGAACAGGCCGGATGATCCGGCCCAATCATCCGTTGTTCGATCTATCCGGGCCTCAACCCTGCCGTTCGGCCCGGACGCTTTGTGCGCCCATGTCTGGGGCTCGTTGAAGCCGTTGCGCCGCCGCTCGTTGAGCCAGCGATGCAGGAATTCAGGATGCAGCGTTGCCGCGATATCCAGATACCCGGCCCAAGCGCCGATCATGTCGTTGACGGCGATGGTCAGATCGGGCCGGAGCAGATCGAGAGCCTTGGCGCTGTCGTCCCAAACGGACGAAGCGCCGCCGAGGATCAACGCACTCCGCACGCCCGCAGCATCGCATTGGCACGACGGATCACGCGAGAGGCTTCCCCGCTTGTCTTGGGCGGCTTCACCGGGCCGCAATTCACCTGAGCCGCCCGCACGGCGCGATCATACAGGCCGCGCTCATCTTTGGACCAGCGATGCTTATGACCAGCGAGCGCCACGCCCAGCGCGTCCAGCGCATCGACAACGATATTCCGCGACCGGCTCGCGCCAGTCCTTGCCTTCTTCGCCATGGTGATTTCCTTCAGGCTAGGATGATGTCTTTCCGAACCCGATCTCGGACGCGGTAGCCCATGCCGAGATCGAGAACCCATTGCTCCGCAGTCCCGCGCGCAACGCCGTAGTAGCGTTCGGACAGGCCCTTCTCTTCGAACATGATCACCGGCCGAAACTTGCGGATAGTCTGTTCCGCGCCTTGCAATGCGAACGGCTCATAACCCTCGATATCGAGGCAGATCAGATCGCAGGCTTCAAGATTCAGGCTATCGATCGTGATGACGGGGACGCCATCGCCCGCCTTTGCGTAATGCGCCCCGGCGTTGCCGTCGATGCGCTCCATCGACAGTTGCCCCGCCGCAGCGCCGAATGCCGCGCAACGATGCGAGACGTTCTCCGAGACATTCTTGACCAGACAGGCGTAGTTGTCGGCCATCGGTTCGACCGTGACGACACTGGCAAACCGGGCGGCGAGGTCTTGAGCCCATACACCGACGTTTCCACCCGCCTGAACCGCGACGCTTCGCCCCTTCGCAAACCCAACGGCCCGATCAAGATCGGGCAACTCGTCATGGATGACGCGCCAGCACCAGTCATCGTCCGCCGGCCACCAAAAGCCGTTCCGCTGCACTAGATCCATGTTTCAGGAACCCATCCTGTTTTCAGATCGCACGGCTTCGGACGGCCATGGAATGCCACCACCGCAGCATCTGCAGGCGGCGCGGCCTCGCACCCATGCACCTTATAAGAGGCAATAGACCGCTCCCCCAACAGATCGCGGAACGTGTCGGGCTTCTCGCCAAACCGCGCGAACTCATCCTCACAGAAAGCCTGATCGCCTATCCGAAACTCGGGACGCTTCTTCGGTAGTTCGTGGTCGTAGTGCTTCATCAGCCGGACCGGATCGGCGGCAAATGCTTCGTAGAGGAACGAATAGTCCCCGCTCCACGCCATCGCCGTCGAGCAGAACAGCGACGGCCTGTAGAATTCATGGGCCATCGTAAAGCGATGAGGATACACCGCGATTGCGTCCAGCGAGCCGACGATCACGCTGTCCAGATCGAAGTAGAGCGTCGGCCCCGTCAGCAAGTCAGGTGCGAAAAGGTTCAGCTTCGACCACCAACCCGGCCAGTCCGTTACCAGCGGTATCCGCTCGCACGGCACATCCACATCGGACAGACAGACAAACCAGTGCGGCAGCGTCAGGTTGCGGGCAACGCCGTCCCGCAGCTTCCGCACCCATTCAGCGTCGTAGATGCCGCCGCTTTTCAAGACGCAGGCAATAGTGAGCATCAGGCCGCAGTCTTGTCCCGCTCAATCGGCAAACCGGTGATCGGATCAAGCTCCTGCTCGGGCTCCATGCCTTCCTGATCCTTTGCGATCTCTTCCTCTTCCTCCTCGAAGGTCCGTTCCGCACTGATCAATTCACCGCGCTGCAAGTTCTCGAACAGCGACAGCTTCGACATGCCGCCGGCCTGCCAGACCTTGACCAGATTGGCTGCGGCTTGCGGGTCCATCAACTGATCGACGAATTGCAGATTGGGCGTGACGATCACCTCATCTGGATTCGCCCCGATAATCGTTGCGACGTACCGCAGCGCCTTTTCCAGCCCCGCCGCGCTGGCTTGACTGATTGTGGTGAGCGTCGCGGTCTGAGCGGTGTAACGCAGCCTGAGCGCGTCCCCGCTCTCTGCGGTGCGCTTCTCACTGTCCAAGAGCCTTGCGCCAGCGGCAATGGCGTTCTGCTTTTCCGCCGCCAAAGCCCGTTCGTGAGCCTGAATGCCAGTCCCGCTTGGCCCGACATATTTGAAATCGGGCGTCATGTTCGGCTCGCCCTTGAGCACCAGAACAACGCCAGCACCGACAGCATCCGGCGCATCGCCATTGATGACCGTAGCGGTTTCCTGCCCCGTCATGAACAGCTGCCAGCGATAATCCGCCGATAGCTGATACTGAGCGATGACGGAGCGCGCCACGCCGATCAGCGGCGGTTCTTCCGGCGACACGGCCAGATCCTTCGCGCCGATCACCACGAATGGAATTTCGGTCAGGGCCTTTCCGCCCCTTGCCTGCAATTCGTCGGGCTGCTTCTCGTCGGGCGTGGTGCCTGTATAGGTCTCAACCTTGTACCGGCTGCTATCTAGCGTCAGGACGCGGTAGTGTTGCTCATCGGTCCATTCGAAGCCTGATCGAACCGGCGCACTTTCGTCCAGCACGTAGAAGTCACGCTCATCCGACCAGTTGATCAATGCCTCGGCGGTATAACCCGCCAGATACGGCAGTCCCGCCGCTTCCTGCGAACCCGTCACCAACAGGCTGTAGCGACCCATCAACAGCAGATCGGACGTGATCCGGCGATGCAGCGCCTCAAGGGTCAGGCCATCCTTGGTGGCCCTCTCCCACAGCCCCTGCATCGCGTCGGGCATTTCGATCTTGGATTCGACCCGATGGATCACGCCCACCATGCCGGCGAGGGTCTGCGCCACGGTATCCGGCACCTGAGCGCGGGTCTGATAGATCGCGTAGTAGCCGACGCCCTTGTCATCCTGAGCCTTGAACCCGGACGGCATGGGCAGATAGGTTTCGCCCGCCTCCTTTACCGCCTTCTCCCCGCGCGCCGTGTCGCGCATCAAGCGCCATTCGTCGCGGCGATCAGCCCAGTCTGGATGCTTTGCGTCCACGCCCATTTAGATCAGCCCCTTAACGGTCGTGGTCTTGGTTTCTGGATTGCCCAGCATCAGCGACGTCAGCGCCCATACCAGCGCGTCGATCCGATCGGGCGACGGCATGTCGCCCAGCGGCTCCCAAGTCGCCATCTGATCTTCCAGTTCCGCGAAGGTGCCGGCGTGGCTAACGCGGTTCTGTTCGTAGAGCGCCGCGATCGGCTCCGCTCGAGCGTTCTTCCCGCGCGTGGCATGGACAATGGTTACTGGCACCCTCGGATTGACGCTGTGCAGCGTGTGTCGCACCAGATCCCCGCCCTGATTGCCTTCCGCGACGATCCGATCCGCCTTGAGGCTGTCGAATTGCTCAATTGCCTTTCGTGCCCATTGATCCGGAGAATACCGCCCCGATGAATCCGCCAGCACATAGCCGCGCCCGTCAACGCCCAGAGCCGCCGCTA